TGATAACCAATGTTTTTCGTGTTTATGTTTTCTAACTAATTGTTTTCCGCTTAATCGAATTCCCCATGCTTGTTCTAAAATAAAAGTATCTTCCCCAATAGCATTAGAAAGAATAGATGAGTTTTTTTGAAGAATAGCGTTAAATTCTGGATCTTTTGTAAAAGCATCCCACTTAGTCATCTCACCTTTAACATTAGTAACATAATTTAAATGATTATCTTGTTGTAATTCATTATTAATTTTAGAAATTAAACTGTCCGGATTAAAATTTTCCATATAAGTTTCAATTATAATCGTGGGTCTGTGAACGTGTTTATCTATTAATTTAACCAACTCAAACATTATTTATTTTTTTTATCTGGTGGAATAAAATCTACTTGATTACTGTGAGTTAGAATTTTTGCAGCATCGGTATTCATCAATTGTTCGCCCATGCCTAAACACATACCCATTAAATTATTAATAATATGTTTATGGGCTACTCGTGGAATAATAAGTTTATTCTTATTTTTTTTTATAGCTTTTATCTCTTCAATTGAAAATTCCCACACTCCATTTTTTTCTTTATCTAAAAATATTCTCATGTTTCCTCCTTAATTATTTTTTGGAATTCCCCAAATATGTCGTCTATCTTTATAATAAGAAGTATGGGGTCCATTAAAATCTACATAATGTAAAAAAGCTTGTGCTTGAAAATCTCCTTCAAAAGGTTCTCTCCAATGTTCAACAGTTTGACCTAAGTAAACTGCGGCATCTCCGGGATCTACCTCAATCGGCGTTCCGTCCATAAAGATGGGCCAGGAAGTTCCATCATTACCTAAATTTATAGTAACACTTATTTCACACGAAGGTCTATCCTTATGTTTTTTTAAATTTGATAAATAAATATACATTCTCCAAAATGCATAAGTAGGAAGAAGTTTTAAACCAGTTATTTCTTCCATTTTTTTTCTTTTTTTTAATAATAAAGATTCCATAACCGGATCACCATATATAAAAGTTTCTCCCTATGTTTTATTATACAATAATCTTTCAACAGTATTAATTCATCAGAAGTTAAAAAATTTTTAATTTTTTTATATTTAAAATCTTTTCTTATCATTTACGAATACCAACACACCACGGAGTATCGGGTTCCTTTTGTAACGGGTTTTACTCTATGACGATACATAAAATTACTTGGCCATATAATTACTCTTCCTGGTTTATTTTCTATGGTAATTATTTCATCGCTGTTTACTTCTTTAAATTGTAACTCTCCTCCTTCATAGTCATTATTAAGCAATAAAATAAAACTTAAACTTCTAGGAATACTAAAACCATGATCTACATGAAATTTATAGTGTCCTCCTTTAGTATAGCGTAATAAACTCATTTCTACTTTTTGAACTCCCACTTCAATTTTAAGATCTTGTGTATATCTAAAATAAACAGATTTAAAAACTTGATGATGTAAAAAATTAAAATAATGCACATTTGTTAAAGATTTAGAATCTTGTTTAAGATATATCTCATTAACTCTTCTAATTTCTTTATCCACAGTTCCTTTGTTTGGATCGTTGCCAACTATGGTAGCTTCCTTCATATTTTCTTCGTCTTTAATAGCATATTTAATAAGACGCGAAATATTTTCAGGATGAATAAAACCATCATAAATTCTTATCATATCTTCTACTTCCATATTTTTTTACTCCATACTTTATTTTTATAGTTATGCAAAAAAGTTGTGAACCAAAAACCTTTAGACAGAGAAACATTAGGATCTTTATCTTTTTGTGCTAAAATTTTCATCTTCCAGTTATCTCTTTTAAAAGGAATAATATGAACATAAGGAGTGCCCTTTTTTATAGTAGTTTCTAAAGTTTTATATTTATCCCCGTTAATTACAAAAGGAAAATTTATGGGTATAGGATGAGAATCCGTGTCTACAATTCCCGAAAGTATTTCAAATCGATCATCACTATTATTAAGAGGGGGAACGAATAAGCAAGAATATCCAGATGGAGTTTTTATGTGCCATGGATTTTTTATTTTATAAAGAGGGTAATGTCCATGTTTATTTAAAAAATGACTTCCTTGTACTTGTTTTACATCATGGTGAGAACCTTCTCCTGCAAAATTTAAATTAACTCCACTGTCTTTTAATTCAGAACCTAGAGAAAAATCATAAATAGATATTTTTTGATCTTTTTCATTTAAAAAATTATGTTTAATATACATATCTTGAGGAAATTTTAATAAATAACCACTTGTTAAAGTATCTAGAAATGGCATACACCCCTTAATAGTTCTATTATGAAAATTATGCTCTAATTTTTTAAACCATTGTGGAATATTTGTTTTAATAGGAGAAGGTAAATCTTCTTTTTCACAAATATTTAAATAAATTTGACCTGTTGAAAACTGTATATCTTTATAAAACATTCTACTTCTTTATATAAGAGAATGTATAAAAAATCAATAATTAATATGTAACTAAAGAATAGTTGTGTAAATAAGGTTCTCCAAGAGATTTTACATATTCTGGTAAACTTTTTGCACTTAAAGGATAACTTAAAGATGAAGTATCAATTCCATTCAATACATTTATATATGCTTGAATATCGGAAAGTTTAGCATGTGATGGATTATTCTCCATAAATGTCGTATATCGTGCTACAGTTCTTGAAATATCATCATCTATTGTTGCTTGAGAATCATACCGTATCACATTATTTGTTTTAAGATTTAAAGAATCATCCGTCACTAATTCAGGTTGAATCCATTTTTTAGCAAACATTACATCTTCAAAATCAGCATCGGATACATCCCATTCTTTCCATGTAGCACTATCAAGACATTCTGATAGGTTAGCAAAATTTTTATCATTATCATTTGCGGCCGCATGAACTATAGTATTTCTTGAATCAGTATAAATATATGCCATTTTATGCTCCTATATTTTCATAAATAGCAATCGCGCCATTATTTCCATCTACCCCTGAATTTCCTTTATTTCCTCCTGATCCCGGGGCATTTGACAGAGAAGATGGATCAGAGTTGTAATTAAGATATTCATTCATAAACGTAAGCGATGACTGTTGCGAGTATGGAGATCCGGGTGCACCTGGACCACCCATTCCTGGAGAAGTATCTGCTGTGACAGTAAAATTAGAAGGAGAGTGCGCTGCTAGACTTCCTGGAGAGGCACTATTTCCTGGTCCTTGTTGTCCTGATTGACCGCCGTTCGCTGTTCCAAAATTTGCATAATTAGTTGCTGCACCGGGATCAAATCTATTAGGTCCACCAGCACCGACTGTGACTGGTTGAGAAAAAGGTGCTGCTTGAGGTCCTGAAATAAGTCCGGATCCGCCGCCAGCTCCTGGGACTGCTGAAGGATCGCCACCTCCGCCACCGCCGCCAACCATATAAGCTTGAACGACAGTTGTACTTGGATTAATTGCGTGAGTAAAATTCTCCGCACTTACGGATGCTTTTGTAAGTACAAAGTGTGATTGGCCCCCTGATCCTGAAGAAGCAGTTACAACTCTTCCATCTGAATCAACAGTAATATCAGTAGCTGTGTAACTACCTTTGGCCATTTTAATTATTCTAGGCATATTTTATTCTTTCCTCCTATTAATATTAGTCAGCCATTTCCACATAAGAAACATGCCATGCTAAATCGCTGGCTGTTCCTGCTGTAACAGCTAATAAATCTGTTTCATCTAACCATAAAGGTCCAGTTGCATCTAAAAAACTTAAAGTAGAATCTGCTGGTACAGAAATAGTACTTCCAATTTTGTAATAAGTACTTCCGTTATCATTACTTACTTCAATTGTTACATCACATGCATTTGTTCCATCTACATTAGAAATTAAAATTGTTTTTATTTGAGCAGCGTACTCTGCAGTAACGTCTACCATTGTAGTTCTGTTTGTATCTCCAAGATTACCCATAGCATTCTTAGGTGTTATCGTTGAGACTGATGCTAAATTTGGTGTTGCCATAAATTAATTCCTTTTAATTATTACCCGAAAATCATCGCCATTGCAATAGATTTTCCTATTGATATACCAAATGTTGAGGTTGCTGTCCACTGCATAGTTCCCGCGCTATCTGATGTTGTTAAAGCATAATCTGCCCCACTAGCTACTGCCGCAGGTAATGTTATGGTATAGGATCCACTGACTGTGGAAGGAGCATCTAAACCAACATATGCTGATGTATCTGCATCTCCTAATTTTAATGCATTATTATTAGCTAATGTTATTTCCGAAGATGTAGCAAATATATCTGCCATATCTGGATTAGTTCCATCATTAGCTGTTGCATAAATAATTTTTGTTCCTTTATCTGTTGTGGACCAAACGACACTATCTCCTGATCCAGAAACATATTTAAATGTTACCGTATAAGCTCCTGAAGTTGAATTTTTTATAATATAAAAATCTTGAACATCTAAAGGAATTGTTACACTTCTATTTCCTGTAATTGATCCTGTTAATTCTATAATTCTATGTGCAAGAGTTGCTCCAGTTGATCCATCAGAAACTGAAAGAGTTGTATCTCCAGAATCAGAAACCGCTTGAGTTGTGTAACCCCCAGCTATTTGTTCTATAATCTCTAAGTTTGTATTGGTTTTGGTTCCCCATGTACCGGCATTCTCGCCAGTTGCCATTTTTTCAACACCCAAAGGTGTGTACGTTGAAGCCATAATTTATCTCCTGCTTAATTATCCATTTTTATTTTGTTTTATACATAATGTCAATAACATATATTTATTAAGGTGGTGTAACTTTACTCCAACTTCCGCCTTGTGTAGCTGTTTTTTTACTCCAACTTCCGCCTTGAGAAGGTGTAATTTTTTCCCATGCTATTGGACCACCAACTTGACCCACACTAACAGTTGCTGAAATACCTGTCAATCCTATTGTCATTTCTGTAGGAGCAATGGAACCTGTACTTGCTGTCGCTGAAACCCCAGATAAGCCAACCATCATATCATCAGGAGTAATAGCGCCTACTGACGAAGTAGCCCCCACTCCTGTTATATTAACTAATTCGGTAGGAGTAACGGTTAGTTCTCCAACAGAAATAGTTGCTTCTACTCCAGTTAATCCCATTACATCAGCTGGTGCAATAGCACCAACAGAAGAAGTAGCTCCAATTCCGCTTAAAGGAACTACGATAGCTGGAACAATAGATCCAACACTTGTGGTTGCTGAAACACCCGATAAACTTAAATCACCTGAACCAAATAATAATCCAGGTGTGCCAACTGAAGAAGTGGCATCTTGACCACTTAGACCTATCTGCATATCATCTAAAGAAATTGCACCCACTCCTGTGGTTGCCACTCCGCTAGATTCTACATCTACAACAACTGTTAATGCAGATTCACCCCAGTTTTCAAAACCCCAAGTATCACGACCCCATCCTTGTTCAGGATAAGCTAAAACACTTCCAATAGAAGAAGTTAGTCCACTAGGTGCTGTTAATTGAATAGTTGGATCATGACTTTCGCCCCACGGTTCTTCCCCATAAGCATCACGACCCCATCCTTGTTCAGGATAAGCTACTAAAGTTCCTAAAGATATTGTTGCTGCTACGCCCGAAGAAATTGCGGCTGCGTTACTGTCTTGTTCGCCCCACAAACCCTGCGACCAGGTTGTGCCGGATCGTCCCCAAGTATTAGCCATAAGGACTTCCTCCTTATGCTATTCTGACAATCGCTGTTGTTGCTGCTGCTGCTGGAAACTGAACTGTAAAAGTTCCGCTTGATACAGTTTTATCTCCACCAAAAGCTACTGCACAAACTGCTGCATCTGTTGAATGTGAATCATTAAAAATTAAACATCCATTAGCTGTAAAAGAAGCTGATGTCCAAGAAACATCTGCAAAATCACACACTGCAGTTGAAGAGTCTAGTGTTGGAGTAACACTTGTTAATGCTTTTCCTTTAGCTGAATAAGCTGATCCTGAAGTATTAGTAATCTCGTTCGTGCTTGCATAAGCTGTTGTCGATGCGCTTAAAGTTGCAGAACTTGTATATAAAGCTAAATTAAAAGTATTACCTGTTGTAGCAGTAAAATTATGTTCAGCTTTAAGAATTTCTACTTTAAAACTGTTACAAATTGCCGATGTTATTGCCATAGTTATCTCCTAATTACTGATTCGCAGATTCAATTGGTATACGGACAGTGCCGTCTGTATAATCATCTCTTCTACGTCTCCCAATTTGCACACTTGCAAATTTAGTTAGTTCTTGTTTATATTTATTTTCATATAATGTCAACATATCCATTGGCCCTTTTAAGAATCCATAAGCTTCCACCAAACAGGCATATAATAATAATTGAGGGTAATTAAGACTAATATAATTAGTTTGATTGTCTGACTCTAAAGTAGCTGGCATTACATTTCCATGAATATTTATTAAATAATTAGCATCTGGTGTAGGAGCCATTATAATATTGCCTGATGTAGTAGAACTAAGTCCAGTTGCTCCTCCAAACATAGCATAATATTTAGGTAATCCAGTCACATCTTGACCTGCTGAACCTCCAGATGGTCCGGTTAATTGTCCTACGTATTCATTTATAAAAGTTCTATCTCTTTTTTGAAGCCAAGTTGCTTCTCCTGTTCTTGCAGACGTAGAATTAAAAACTTCAACACCTCTTACAAAAACCATTCCTGCTGGTACTCTAACTGTATTAACATCTGCAGCTAAAGTTCCTGCATATTCAACTCTATCAGAATCAACAGGAACATCACTAAATATTCTTTGTTGGGCATTTAAAATAAAATTTTCTAAGATAGCAGTAGTAAATACAGTGTCATCGACTTCTGTATAACTTCTTATCATTGTAACTAATGTACTATAACTAATTCCAGACATTATTAACCTCTATCATTAACGGGTCCAATTGTACACTGAAAACCGCCTCCAGTATCAGTGCTTGTTGCATTAGAAACTAACTGCACTGTTAATGAATTATATTGAGTTTCTGTTTGTGGTGGACTTACGGGTTCATAACTTGTGCCAACAGCGGTTGCCAAATAAGAACCATATACATTGGCTCCAGTAGAATGTGAACTAGCTGTTGTGCTTGTTGGTGTTTCTCCTCGATAAGGAGCTGCTGTTCCTCTTGTTAAACCAGATAAAACATTTGTTCCTGTATTATTTCCAGTATACTGGATTACTTCGTTTTGATAAGTTCCCACAAGAAGTGTATTAGTTGTATCACTTGAAGTTAATACTTTTTCAATCATAATATATCCAGAAGTTGGAAAAGCAGATGAATCAGCTAATGTTAATGAAGTAACTGAATCAGAAATAGCTCCATTTAATGTAGATGTTAATTCTAAAGTTGCAATTGCAACTCCACCCACAGGTTGTTTAAGATCTCTAAATGTAACATAAGTTGTTCCATCATTAAAAGCATTACTTGGAAAAGAAACACTTAAAGTTTTTGAAGCTGCTGTAGTGCTAAATGGGTTATTTGGTAAAATATCTTCTGTTGCAAATTCTGTTCTTGCAGGTTTTGCATGTGATAAAGCTTGTGGATCTGCACCGTGTGGTCTTGGTGAAATTTGTGGTTGTTTCGGTTCATATTCAGAATTATGTACCCACGCACCAGTCCATTCTTGAACCATTTCTCTATATGGAAATGCAGCTCCAGAACGATCTGAAATCATTAATGAATATCTACCTCTAGAAAATTTTCCCATTATTCTTTAAACCCTTTATGTTTTAACCATGCTTTCACTTCTTTATCTGGCGCTGAAGAAACTGCAGAATAAGTCTCAACATCCATAGTATGTTGTTCACTCTTATATTCTTTGCCCTCTATTTTTACTTTTTTATTTCTAAGTTTTTTTGGAAGCCTTTTATTTCTACTTTTTCTTATAGTATCTAATACTTGATCTTTTCTTCCAGCCGGAGTTTTAGCCATTATTTTTTTAACAACTCCCATTCCTTTAGTTAATAATGTCATTATATATTTGGATAATAAGTTTTCGGTGTAATGTACGTACTCGCTGCTGATCCATCCTCCGCTAGTGCTCTTGCTAACTCATCTTCATAATATAATTTTAATTCTTGTGATCTTTGTGGT